ACGGCATCGCACTTGTCACACAGCGTATTGCGCAGATTGCACTCCCCGCCGCACACTTGGCACATGCCGGCGAGCGCTGGCTTGTTTTGGTTGGTTTGTGTTGGTTGTGTCTGGTTTGGTGTTGGTTGGGATTCGTTGTTTTGTTCGTTCATTTGTTCGATTCCCTCCGGCGTGGTAGTCTTCTGGTGGTGTCAGGAGCCCGGCCGGAAGGTCGGGTTTCTTGTTATTCGTGGTGTTGTTGGATGATTGCTTTGATTTCCTCTTTGGGGACTTGTGGCATCAGTGGTGCGATCTCGTCGAGGCTGTATCCGGCTTGATGCCATTTGATGATCATGTCCATGAGGGTTTTCTTGACTTTCATTTCGTTTCCTTCTTTGTTTTGGTTGTGAATGTGACCAGTCCGGTCTCGGCATGGAACACCTTGGCCGGTTCGCCAGTTCTCAAGGACATGGCCTGCGCGTAGTCGCCGGCATCGTCGATGTTCTCGAACGCTCTGACGCCTTCCGTGGTGACGACGTTGTAGCTCATCTTGCCGGCTCCTTGTCCGCGCCGCTCACATGGCTCCAGTCGCATGACAGGCCGCCCTGCTTGTAGTCCGAGTAGACAACGCAGTCCACTTGCCTCGTGTCGGTCAGGGTGATGACGCATTCGCTGAAGTCGTCGTCCATGTCGAAGCACTGCGATTCGATGGACCTGACCGCATGCGCCGGCGCGGCAGGCTCCGACGCGCTCCCGCATCCGGCGAGCGCGAGGAGGAATACCGGAGTGAGCAGGAACAGGGTGATGGCGGGCACGCCGATGCCGGCGAGCGCGAGTGGTTTGCGTTTTCTCATTTCGAGTGTTTCCTTCCTTGTTGTCACCATGTCTTTTTCAGTAGTTTGTGGTATCGGATGTAGTCGTTGATGTCGCGTCGGATGCAGTAGCGTACTCTGTGCGTGCCGGAATGCCCCTCGTACGGATTCTCGGGACAGTCCAGGAACGTGAGGTAGCGGCGGAGCGTGGTCAGGTCGAACTTGCGGTAGGACAGCCACCTGTCCGGGGCCAAGCCCAGGCGTTTGAGGAAATCAATGTCGAAGTCCACGTTCGTTCCGGCCGGAACCAGCGTGAAGCGTTGCGCGAGGGAGTCGAGATACTCCTCCACGGCATTCGCGACCGCTTCCACGCAGTCGTTCCTGTCGGAGCCGTTCAGCAGTTCGAACAGGAGGCCGTTGTCCGTATGCATGGAGAACACTATCGGGCTCATGTCCAACAGGTCGAGATAGTCCGGTCTGATGATGCGATGCAGGGATCCATACGAATGTTCGCCCAGCACGTCGGTGCATTCCATGCCGACCTCCAACGGCAGACTGTCATTCCTGTCCGTGCCGGTCGTTTCGAAGTCGAGCCAGAGCAGCGCCTCCGGCTTCCCATTCCGGTCTTTGTCCTGTTTCCTCATGATTCTTCCTTCCAATTGCTTT